GCTATTGGTGGTCAGATTGGTGAATCTATTAGTGAGTTCTCCTCTGATGAAACAATGGGTGGAGACTCTAACGCTGCTTGTCCTACAGAGAAAGCAGTTCGTGGATTCCTAACGAGGGGTAGGATGGATAATACCTCTGGTATGTTGGTTCCTCCTCGTGGTACTCAAGCATCTAGACCTGCTGGTGGTGATCTATTAGAAGGTGGTATTCGTTACGACACTGATGCAAATGGAATTGAATTTTATAACGGTGCAGATTGGTTACCTCTAGGTGCATACGCTAATGTATCTACATCAAGTAACACAACTCTTACTAATAGACAACAGTGTTTTGCTAACACATCTGGTGGTGGATTCACTGTTACCCTACCTGGATCTCCAGTTCAAGGTGATAGCGTTAGAATCTTTGATGCTAACAGTACATTCGATACCCAGAACTTAACGATTGGTAGAAACGGTAACCCAATCATGGGTGCTGCTTCAGACATGACAGTATCTACTGAAGGTGCTGCGTTTGAACTTGTCTTCTATGATGGAACACAAGGATGGAGAATCATTACCATCTAATTTTCCACGGGAGTGTGTATCACTCCCTTTTTGTTATATTTTGCTAAATACTAATACGGAATTGCTAAACCAATGGCTGATTATCAAACTTATAAAAAGATAGATGGAGGGGATGCAATAGAACCCAACTCCCTAGGACCAGCACAGGTCTCAGGATTCTCCACTGCTGTAACAGAACAGTATATGTTCTGGAATGATAACTATTGGGGTGGACCTAACGGTGGTTGCTGTTGTTACTGGCAAGTTCCAGGTAAGGTACTTACTGTTAAGTTTGAATTAAGAGGTGGTGGTGGATCAGGTGGTCCTGCTCGTTGCTGCCAAACTAACCGTGGAACTCCTGGTGGTTCTGGGGCATATGTTTCTAAGATTTTACACTCTCATAAGGGAGACTTTACACCAGGAAGTACATATTATACTATCTGTGCTGGTGGATCTAGTCAGTGTAGTTGTTGCGGTTGCTGTAATGGTAGAAGAGGTTGTGGAAGGCACGGTTATCCATCTTATGTTCAGGGTTCAGGACTAAGTAACTTCTGTGCTAATGGTGGATCATACGGTTACCAAAGATGTGGTGGTTGGTGTTACAACTGCGGTTATCATAAACAGTGTGCTACTTGCTACAGTGAGTGTAATGCTTGTGCGTTTGGATATAGTAAAGGTGACTGTGGTGGTGGTGAATTTGGTTTGATGGGTGGTATTTCTATGGAACACAGTAACCAGTATTGTAATACACAACACTGGCAGTCAGCAATTGGTAGTGCTGGTCCTTGGAATGCTCCTACTTCACATAGTAGATCATTCTGTACTACTGGTCCTCAGCGTGGATGCTGCTTCGCACACTCATTCTTCCCTGGTGGTGGTGGATACTCTGGTTCAGTACAAGGTAGTCAGTGTTGGGGAGACTGGGGACAAGGTGGTATCGTTGTTGTTACTACTTGGTCTTAATAAATAACAAATGAGGGAGCAAACCTGAACAAAACAAATGGCACAAATTACTAAAACTATAATCTTTCCAGTACCTACTGTCTGGATGGGACAAGATCAAGACGACACTAATGTAGGTGTTGAAACTTATACTGGTCCTGATAAGATAGCTATCGATTATTATAAGCAAAACTCTGGTGTAGGTGGCACATTTGATCAAGCATCCAATGCTAGTAGAAGAGTCTGTCAAATATGGGATATAGAACAAACAGACTTCCCTGCTACTACAGTCCCTGTGGATTGTGTCAGAGTACAATTAGATGCTACTAAGTTTCCTTTACATGCTGCTGCTCTTTGGGGTGGTATAGCACCTCCTAATGTTATAGAAGTTCAAGCTGGACCTGCTGCAGATCCTAATCCATTTATATTAGATCCTCATGCATTCTGTGAAGCATATGATATACTATCATTCTACTGGGATACTACTCAAAACAGTGGTGCTGGTGGATGGTCTACCCCTAAGTTCTCTCATATTTTGAATGGTCCTGATGATCCTGCTGAGATATACAATGACGATGATTCATTTATGTCTTGGGATAAAATAAGAGAAGAAAGAAACAATAAATTAAAACAATCTGATAATCGTATTGCTGTTGACCTACCAGATGGTGCATACAAAACTGCTTGGAAAAATTATCGTCAGAAGTTGAGGGATCTTCCTCTTGACTGGGCAGGTGTTGGTACTGCTACTCATTTGGTTGCTTTCCCAATGGATCCAGAAGAACAGGAAGATTGGGATAGGTTCCTGAAGTCAGATGCTGCTGAACATATCGGTAGACCAGCAGGAAAATAGACCTGAAACGAAAATCAACTTTTAGTTACCAGAATTCGGGAAAAAAAATCCCGAATTTTTTTTGACCTACAGGATTTTATAAAATGTTTGAACTTAATAATGACCTAGAAATAAAGGTTGCTCGTGTATGTGGAAGAAGTTTAGTAGTTGTTGACAACTTCTATAAGAATCCAGATGCAGTTAGACAATTATGTATTGATAATAAAAATAAGACAGGGGATCCAGGAGATCTTCCTGGAACTAGAGTTTTTTTAGATACTTTACAAGTAAGAGATAAATTATATAAAATTTATCATTCTCTTTGTTCTGATAAAGATCTTTGGGGTAGAAGATATAATGAAGACAAGTTTACTGGAGAGTTTCGTAAACTTAGATTTATGGCTAATGTCATAAATGATCGTACTCTTGCTAAAAATATGTATGGATTGGTTCCTCATCAAGATTGTTACCATCTTCTTGGTGAACCATATATTAATCCACATATTCAATTTGGATCTGTTGTTTATTTAAATACCCCAAGAGAATGTCGTGGTGGTACTAATGTATATACTTTCAGAAATAAAATAAGTATACCTCAGATACCTAGTAATATTCCTGATCCAAATTCAATTAGTAATTTCCTAGAGGATAATCCTGAGTGGAAGGTTGCTCACACATTTGAAATGGTGTATAATAGAATGGTATTATACCAAGCTGATGTATTACATGGACAGAATGTTGATTTTGGTATGTTTACCGACTATGATAGAATGAATCAGATTCTTTTTATGTAACTATATAAGTTGTTGATGTCTTACTATGAGATCTAAAGTATTTTTTATTAATGGTGGTGCTGGTCGTGTTATTTGTTCTATTCCAGGATTAGAAAAATACGCTGAGACTAATGATGATTTTATCATTGTTGCCGAGGGAGGAATGAATTTCTTCAAGGGGCATCCAAAACTTCATGCAAAAACTTATGACATGTGGCATAAGGGTTTGTTTGAGGATAAAATTAAGATGCGTGATTGTGTAACACCAGAACCGTATCGTGTTTGGCACTATTATAATCAGAAGTGTAGTCTTACACAAGCATATGATATGCAGATCAATGGGTTGGATGAACCTAGAGAACTTCCTACTCCCACTATTAAGGTTACTAAAACTGAAGGTATTACTGCACTCAATACAATAGATCAGATAAAGAATCAGACTGGAAGGGATAAGGTAATAGTTATTCAACCATTTGGTAGAGGAGTACAAAATACTGATGGTTATATTTTTGATCCATCTTCTAGAAGTTTTAATGTAGGTGATATTGGTAAGATTGTTACCGATCTCAAGAAAGATTATGCTGTTATTATTATGAGTGAGTTCTCTTTTGATACAGGAGAAAGTGAATATGAACATGCACTACCACAAATTCCTGAAATTCGTATGTGGGCAGGACTAATACAGTGTGCAGATCATTTCTTAGGATGTGATAGTGTTGGTCAACATATTGCTAAGGCAGTAGGAACTACTGCAACTGTTGTTACTGGTTCAACATATCCAATTAATATATCCTATCCAGATGATAAAGATTTTGATATAATAGATTTAGGTGAAGGTAAGAGAACCTTCTCTCCCATTAGATTGACAGAAGAAGACTATCAGGACATGGAGAATGATGAGTGTATGACTATGACTAAGGATGATATTAAAACTGTCATCGATTCTTGTAGAAAGAGATTGGGTAAATCAGTTAAGAGAAAGCAGCAGAAACCACCACAACCACAAGAATCCTGTTGTGATGATCCTGCTTGCCCTACAAGTACACCTAAGAAGGGGTTTGGATCATGACTTGGATTGCTGCTATATCAAGAGGACACAATGCTGGTGTCTGTCTTATGAAGGATGGTGAAATTGTATTTGCATTGGAAGAAGAGAGACTTACTAGGAATAAACATGATGGTGCTCCTTTAGCATCTATAGTAAAGATAAAGGAGTTTACTGATAAGTTAGACTACTTTGTCATAGCTCATACCACACCTATGTCATGTCATGATGAAGTTAAACTTGATTATTGTCAAGATGATCCTTACTATGGATTAGCTAGAAAGTTGGGATTGGTTGATACAGTTACTAACTCATGGAAAGAGGGTACTTATAGAGAATGTGCAACTGGAGGTAGATGGCCTCTTAATGTTATTGATGTTGGTACTATTCATCATAGATTACATGCAGCGTCTGCTTTTTATAACTCTGGATTTGATACAGCATGTGCTGTTATAGCTGATGGTGCAGGGTCATGGGTTAACTTTGGTATGAAGGAAGAGGAATTGCATGATTACTGGGAGACAGAAACTATATTTGACTGTGATTATCCTCATAAATTTGATACTAAGTATAAGCAGATTAATACTAAATTTGCTACAAATTTTATATCTCAAAGTGCATTTAATTCTAGATTCTGGTCTGGTTATGGTAATGTACCTGGTGTTATTGATTGGGAGTCCAAAGAGAATGAAAATCATGAGTTAGTTGCTAGAATGGGAGCAGGTATTGTAAAAACATATGAAGCAGTTACTGATTATTGTGGATGGCCTGCTATTGAAGCAGGTAAGACGATGGGTTTGTCACCATACGGAGGACCATGTGATTATATTAAACCTTTCTTTAATAATCTAGGTGATATGGATCTTAAGTATGCTGATGCTGAATATTTTACTGCTAGGTATCCTAATAGTGCATTGTTCCAACCTTTTTATGAACCAGAGATTAGAAAATTCCCTCATCAAGAAGGTGTAGAGGGAGACGAACTATGGGATGTGGATAGTAGAAAGAATGCTGCTTGGAGGGTGCAGAATGATACACAAGAACAGATCTTGGCTTTAATTAGAAAAGCTGTTAGAATGACTGGTAAAAATAATGTTGTTATTGCTGGAGGGTATGGTCTTAATTGTGTTGCTAACTATTGGTATCTTGATCAGTTAAAAGATGAAGGTATCAATGTTTATGTCGAACCAATGAGTAATGATTCTGGTACTGCAGTTGGTGCGGCTCAGTTGTGGCATCATTACATTACTAAAGATAGTAAGAAGAAAGATCGTATCACTAATTTATATTATGGTCCACAGTATAATCATTCACAAACGGAGATTGAGGAGATGAGTTCTAAGTATGGTGCAGAGATTTCAGATGCTGACGACAAGAAAATTGTTGATCTTATTCTGAATAAGAATATTGTTGCAATGTTCCAAGGTAGATCTGAGTCTGGTCCTCGTGCTCTTGGCAACAGATCTATTCTATATGATCCTCGTGATCCTGATGGAAAAGATCATGTTAATAGTGTTAAGCATAGGGAATTCTTTAGACCATTTGCAGGTACTATTCTGAAGGAACATGTACATGAGTGGTTTGATCTTCGTGGTATGGATGAGACTCCTTTCATGATGTATGCTGTTAATTGTCAACCAGGTATTGAAGAGAAGATACCTGCTATCATTCATGTAGATGGTACATGTAGAATACAAACAGTAACTGAGGAACAAAATGAGAACTACTACAAACTCATCACCGAATTCTTTGAACAGACTGGTTGCCCTATCATCTTTAATACTTCCTTTAATTTGGGTGGAGAACCTCTGGTTGAAACACTCGATGATGCGTTACGGACTCTTGCTAATAGTGATATTGAGTACTTGTATCTTCCTGAGTATGGTAAGATGATTACTATTAAAAATAACAATATTGGATCTATGACCATCCTTAAAGATGAGTAAATGGATTGCTGGTATTACTCGTGGTCATAACGGTAGCACCTGTCTTCTAAAGGATGGTGAGATAGTATTTTTTGTAGAAGAAGAAAGATTATCACGATATAAACATGATGGAACTCCCTTATTATCTTTGCAGAAGTGTAAGGATTATACTGATCATTTAGATTATCTTGTAATTTCTCATACACAACCACTATCTGATGCTCCTAGGATTGATTTTGCAGTCACTGGTGCAGAGGAAGATATCTATACTTCATTTGGTAGAAAGACAGGGTTGATTGACGATTCAAATAAAGTAATAGATTATAGCAGACTACATCATAAACTTCATGCTGCTTGTGCTTTCTATCGTTCAGGATTTGAAACAGCAACGGCACTAATAGTTGATGGTGCAGGGTCTGCTTTTAATAATGGTAATACATTCTATTATGAAACTGAAAGTATATTTGAGTGTTCATATCCTGCAGGGATAAACACACTTTACAAACATCTAGGTGGTACATCTGCTACTAAAAGAGAAATATATTCAGACTTTGATACAAGTATACTTGATGAAGATGATCATGGAAAATCTATTTGTATCATTGATGGTTTAGCAGGTCTTGCTAGTGCATATCTTGCTGTTAATATGCATCTTGGATTTGGACCTTTAGATTGTGGTAAGACAATGGGTCTTGCTTCATATGGAAAATCAAATGATTGTATTCCATCTATGTTCTCTGATAAGATATTTAATTATTATACTCCAGTCAATTCAAATTTTATTAGTCCAGTTTTTCCTCCTGGAGGTATGCTATTAGATAATGGTAAAGAACTTGATGCTGAAGACCTAGCATATAAAGTTCAACAAGAGACTCAAGATGTTATGACAGAATATCTTAAAGAATGTGTAGATATGACTGGAAATTATAATATTATTCTTAGTGGAGGGTATGCTTTAAATTGTGTTGCTAACTATCATTACTTGGAACAACTTAAAGATGAGGGCATCAATCTTTATGTTGAACCAATAAGTAATGATGCTGGTACTTCTATGGGTGCAGCATTATATCACCATTATAAAACAACAGGTGATAGAACAAGAAGAGATTATTCTAGTCCTTATCTTGGACCAGAGTATTCTTATGATGATTTACTAAGTTTATTATGAAAAGATTTATCCACCCCTTTGCACCAGTAAGAGTCTTTGTTAATGGTACATTTGATCTCTTACATCCAGGTCACATATCATTACTAAACTATGCTAAGTCTTTAGGGAACTATGTTATAGTTGGTATAGATACTGATGATAGAGTAAGGGAAAAGAAAGGACCAACCCGTCCAATATATAATCAGGAAGACAGAGGACTAATGCTCATTGCTCTTGAAGCAGTGGATGAGGTGACTTACTTTGATAGTGATGAATCTCTTGAGGCATTGGTAAAATCAATCAAACCTGATATAATGGTGGTTGGTTCTGATTGGAAGGACAAGTCGGTCATAGGATCGTATTGGTCTGCCGAATTAAAATTCTACGATAGGATTGAAAAGTATGCAACTTCAAAGACAGTACAATGTATTATTGATAGGGGATAGTTGTACAGATGAATGGGCTTATGGATCTTGTGATCGTTTAAGTCCTGAAGCACCTGTCCCTGTCATGAAATTCAGAGAGCATCGAGATGCTCCTGGTATGGCAGCTAATGTTAATGAGAATTTAAAGTCTCTTGGTATTAATGTAAACTTCTTGACTAATAAGGAGAAGATTACTAAGACTAGGTATGTTGACGAAAGATCTAATCAACAGATTATGCGTTTAGATACTGAGTCTGAAGTGAAACCATTGCGTGAAGCAGAACTTAGAATGGCAGCAATGCATCTAGAGTATGATGCTGTTGTTATATCTGATTATAATAAAGGATATGTTGATGATAATCTAATTGATTTAATAGCACCTAAGAATCCAGGTATTAAAATATTTGTTGACACTAAGAAGAAGAAACTACCTACACAATATAATAATGTCATCTATAAAATTAATAAGAAAGAGTTTGAATTATTAGATCCTGATCATATACCTAACGGTAAGAATATGATTGTAACTAATGGTCCTAACGGTGCTCTGTGGGATCATCAGACATTTCCTGTACCTATTACTAGCGTGTTTGATGTGACTGGTGCAGGTGATACATTCTTAGCAGCACTAGTGTTCTATTACATACAACTTCCTGATCTAAAGGAGTCTATTAATTTTGCTAATAGGTGTGCAGCTATTGCAGTGCAATATCCTGGTACATATACTTTGAAAATGAGTGATGTTGATGAAATCATCAAGTAATCTACTTGCTTATAATTGTTTTCATGATGCATCGATATGTTTTATGGAAGACCCTACTTCATTCTTTCATTTAGAAGAAGAACGGGTAAGTAGACATAAGAATGATCATAGACCTTACTTAGCTATTGCAGATTCCCGTGATCGTATTAAAGATCTTGGATATATTTTCCATACTACTATATGTGATTATAAAGATGACTATAGGTATAGAACAGTACTAGATTATACTTTTGAATTAACTAAGAAAGTTGACCAAGAAGATTTTGATAACCCTCTTAAAAAGGTTGAGTATCTTGATTGGACTAATGATCATCATTTATTTCATGCAGCATTGGGATTTTATAATTCTGGGTTTGAAGATGCTGTTTGTATAAGTGTTGACGGTGCAGGTGCTCTTCTGAATGAAGGGTATGAAGTAGAGACTATCTATGAAGCATCTTATCCTAGTTCTTTTGAAAAGTTAAATCAAAAATTAGTTGCAGTTGATTCTACTAAAGATCTTGGTATAGGATTTGTTTATGCTGGTGTTAGTGCATACCTTGGGTTTGGAACTCTTAATTGTGGTAAGACAATGGGTCTTGCTCCTTATGGTAAATTTAATCCTAATATACCATCATTTCTTATTGATGGTGAAATAGATGAGACTCTATGGGAGAGAGATCCTAGTGGAATTATTTTAAAACCTTTAGAACATGTTCCTGGTGTAGAAAGAAATGAACTGCATGATATTCATTCTGATTTAGCATGGAGAGTTCAAAAAGACTTTGAAACTTACATGATTAATTTAATTAAGAAAGCAATAGACATAGGGCAGTCTAAGAATATAGTATTGTCAGGAGGTTGTGCTTTAAATTGTACAGCAAACTATGAGTACTTGAAACATTTACCAGAAGGTGTTAAACTATATGTTGAACCTTGTTCTACTGATTCTGGTACTTCTGTTGGCATGGCAATGTATGCCTGGCGTAAACTAACAGGATCAAAAGAAATTTATCCTATCAAAGATCTTTATTGGGGACCACAAAGAAAT